ACTGGGTGGGCGACGCCGACGGCAAGTTCTGGACGATGTGCACCCTGACCGCTACGGATGCGTTCAAGGTGTTCGCGGCCGAGAACCGTACCGCGGTGGCCGCCGTCGGCGCCGGCGAGGACTCGGGCGCGCGGATCGGCCGGATCCTCGACGCGTACGGCTGGCCGTCCACCGACCGGGCGATCTCGACCGGCGATGCGCACCTGCAGGCGACCACGCTCGACGGCAACATGCAGGCCGAGATGCTCGTCGTGCAGGACTCCGAGCAGGGGTCGCTGTACATGGACCGGCAGGGCTGGGTCGTGTTCCGCAACCGCCGTTTCGTACTCACCGATTCCCGGGCGACCACGAGTCAGGCGCTGTTCGGGGATGACCCGGCGGGCTACCTGATCTCGGGTGAGCTGCCGTACGCCGACCTGACGACGACGACACCGGACGAGACGCTGGTCAACTCCGTCGACGCGACCGCGGTCGGCGGCACCTTGCAGCACGTCGAGGATTCGGCGTCGACGGGCCGGTACCTGCGCAAAACCCACACGCGTGATGACCTGCTCGTGCAGTCCGACGCGATCGCGCTGCAGTGGGCGCAATGGGTGCTGTACCAGTTCGCGCAGCCCCGCCGGCGCTTCTCGAAAATCTCCTTCCGCCGCCCGGACCCGGCGCTCGAGGCGGTGGTCTGGCCGCTGCTGCTCGGGGCGCGGTTCTCGGATCGGGTCACGGTGCGGCGACGGCCGAAAGGCGGCGGCTCGGCGATCGAGAAGTCGTGTTTCATCCGGGGCATCGAGATGTCGTCGGAGGGCACGGCCTGGGATTCGGCGTTCGTCCTGCAGGACGCCGACCGGTACAGCTTCTTCACGGTCGGCGACCCGATCCTCGGCCGCGTCGGCCAAAACGCAATCGCTTACTGACGGGGCGCCTACTCCCAGATGCCGAGGTCCTCGAACTTGCCATTGGCGTCAAAGGCGAACCTGGCGTGGAAGTCGCTGTAGCCCTCTACGCCGCCGACATGCGCGACCAGCATGACCTGGTTCGCCTTTGGCGCATCCAGGTTCGACCAGCCATCGGCCTCAGTGCCGGTAAACGGCTTTAGCCCGAAGCGTGCCAGCAGCGCCAGCAGTGCCTCCCGATCCGTCATCCCCGAACCATACGACCGAGAGGCGGGCCGCTGCATGCGCGATCCCAGCCCGTACGCGGGCAAGAAGGTTCGGCTACGCCACGACGCCGCGGAGCTGGGTGGGCACCAGGCCGACGTCGTCGACTGGTACGACCGGCTCGGCGACGGCGTCTCCTGGCGCGACAACCCCGGCGACCCGCGCGCGCAGGGCTACGCGATCCGCCGCGGCCTCGGGAACCTCCCGGACGACGACGACGTGCTCTTCGCCCGGGTCGACGGCATGGGCCAGCTGATCCACATCACCGAGATCGAGGGCTACATCGCAGCCGCGCCCGACGCGAACAGCCCCGGCCCGCCCGATCCGCAGGCGATCGGCCAGCTGTGCCCCGGCTGCCACAGGCCGATCAAGCACGGCGACATGGTCGCGAAGCTCGCGATCGGGCCCGGCGACGACCCCGCCGCAAGGGCGGCCGCCCGGGCAGGCCAGACCGGCTGGGCGTGCGTGTTCGTGGACGTGCACTGGGCCTGCCGCACCGGCGACGAACAGTACGAGCAGGCGGCGGCGCGGCAGATCGGCGCGCAGGTCGTCGCCAACGTCCGCGCTTTCGTCGACGGGATGGGAGCCTGATGTACACCTTGTTGGTCACCGGTGATGTGCCGGGCGCGTCCACCTACTTCAACCCGCTGCTGCAGCAGACGATCGTGCCGTGCACGTCGGGGACGCGCCCGTCGAGCCCGCCCACAGGGATGCACATCTACGAGACCGACACCCACAAGGTGCAGAAGTTCGACTTCGGCGCCTGGAAGCCCGTCTCGTCGTCCCGTTCGTCCACCATCACGCCGACGCTGACGTCGACCGGCACCTCGCCGACGCTGGGCACCGGCAGCACGGCGACGGGCTTCTACACGTACTTCCCGGACTCGATCGCCTATACCTTCTTCTTCAAGTTCGGGACGAGCGGTGTCGCGGCGGGCACCGGTAACTACCAGGTCTCCGTGCCGGTCACCGGGGCGACGCCGTTCGGGTCTTCCCTGCATCCGGCCGTCGGGACCATCCAACTCGCCGACAGTTCGAGCGGCGCCTTCTCGGCCGGCACCTGCTACCTCGACGCCGGCGGTGGTTCGTTTCTCGGCATGGTCACCAACTCCGGGATCGTCGGGGCCACTGTCCCGTGGACGTGGGCGGCGTCCGACTACATCTCCGGCAGCATCGTCTACCCCGTCTAGAAGGGAGGACCCATGGGCTGGATCCTCACCCTCGGCCTGCAGAACCTGCGCAACCAGGTCAACGCGGCCTTCCCTGGCCGGGACAAGGCCAGCGACGGCACGATCGGCGACGCCGCCCACCAGGCCGAGACGAGCAGCCACAACCCCGACGACACCGCAGGCTCGACGCCGGAGTGGAACGGCGACCCGGACTCGACCCCCGAGGTCCGAGCCTGGGACATGGACTCCGACCTGCGCACGCCCGGGGTGACCGCGCAGCAGGTCGTCGACCACATCCGCGCGCTGCCCGGCGTCTCGAACGTCCTGCGCTACCTCATCTACAACCGGAAGATCTACCGGGCGTCGAACGGCTGGGCGGGCGAGACATACACCGGCGCGTCCGCGCACACCGAGCACATCCACTTCACCGGCCAGTTCACCCAGGCCGCCGACAACAACACCAGCTTCGACTACCGCCTGGAGGATCTCGTGTCGCTCTCCGCCGACGACAAGGACTGGATCGAAGCGCGGCTCGACGCGCTGATCACGAACGCGGCGTGGGCCAGCGGCGGCGGCCAGCACAGCCCCGTGGGTGACGCCGCGCTGAACTCCAGCTACCCGCGCAGCCCCGGCGCGGATCGCACCTACACCTGGCAGAACCTGCAGGCCCTGCAGAGCGACGTCACGGCGATCGCCGCCGGCGTACAGGCCGTCCGCACCGCCGTGGCCCAGCCGGCCACGGTCGATGTGACCGCGCTCGCCGCCGCGCTGGCCCCGCTGCTGCCGCTCCCGGCGGCCGTCACCGAGGCCGAGCTGCAGGATGCGATCATCGGCGCCCTGCGGATCCTGGTCGACCGGCCGGCCGCGTGACGTGAGTGAGCCCCGAGAAGCTGATTGGGTACGTCCGGGACGCGGGCTGCGTGCTGGTGGGCCTGGGCGGGATCACGTATCAGATCGTCAGCGGGCACGTGAACGGGCAGCTGCTCACCACCTGCATGGGCCTGCTGGGCATAGCGGGCGGCATCCGGGTGTGGCAGCTGCGGCCTTCGAGCGGCGCTGGTCGTGGTCGGTCGTCGTCCTCGCCGCGGTCGGGATCGCCCTCGCGTTCGTCCTCCTCGGCGGAGGGTGAGCCGTGAGCACGCCGTACGTGCGGTTCTGGTACGCGATCACGTTGGCGTTCGTGGCGGTGCTGGTGGTCTCGTTCGCGGGCGTGGGCTACACGACCTTCGTGCAGAAGCAGGCCGAGCGGCGCGCCGCGGCGGTCCGGGTCGAGTCCGACCGGCGCTGGTGTGCCCTGCTGTCCGACCTCGACGAGGCGTACGAGGGGCCGCCGAAGCCGACGACGGAGCTCGGCGAGAAGGTGGCCGCGGAGATCCACAAGCTACGGGTCAGCTTCGGCTGCCCGGAGCGGTGAACGCACGCAGGGCCCGGCGGTTGGTGACCGCCAGGCCCTCACGCGCTTGCTCGCCGCACTCCCGCCGTCGCTCGGTAGCGGCCCACCGGGGGGATCCAAGCCCCCACACTCGCCTGCGGTTCGCCCCGTCGGGCCGGCCCAGCGGCTTCGCCGTTCAGCTACCGGCCGGCACCACCCGCTGCCCTCGCTGACCCCACCAGCGTGACACCCTGAAAATTCAGGTGCAAGCGCCTGAATATGTGCCACCTGATCGGGCGATCCGATCCGACCGAACGGACCATTCGCCGCAGGTCACGGGCTTGGCGCCTCCACCCACTCCCCG